CTTTTCTTCAAGCTGTTCAGATGCCGCTTGCCGTCCTGCGTTTTCGGCTTCGGTTATCGCCGTCCGTGCCGCTCTCACTGCGCTTGTGCGGTTCATATCGGTTACGCTTGTCATAAGGTCTTTTGCAATCTGGTTCACGCTGTTGCCCTGTAAAATGCCGCTGGTCACATTGGCGGTAATTTGCCGTTTTCCATAAGCCAAATCAATGCCACGCTTTACCGCTTTCGCCTTTGGGTAATACGGCATGGTATCAGGCTGTTCCACAATCAGGCGTTTTACTGTCTGTTCGTCAAATAGCGTCCAATCAATTCCGTCTAATGCTCCGTCAGCGCTATCAACAACATTTTGGATAGTATAGGCGTGATTCATAGCGTAGATTTTCGCCATATCGTCATTAGCGTAAGCAATAGCCACTTCATTGGCCTTTGTGTACCGTTCCGCCAGTTTGTCCCGCATATCCTGAAAGCGTTCTCCCCGGCCTATCTGCGTCAAACGCCATTGCTTGTAATCAGCTTCGGTGTACTCTTTGCCGTTTACGATAGTGCCAATTAACGCTTTTGTTTCTTCGTCCCTCTTTGCAAAGGAATTGAAATAGGCGGTTACTTTGTCCTGCATATCGTCTGCGGCTTGCTTGTACACTTTGGAAATGCGCTTTTCCAGCTTGGCAAGTTCTTTATCGGTCCGAATATGGCCTTCATCAGGCAGTTTCCTGTTCGCCATCCTCGTTTACCTCGTTAGGCTCGTCTTCGTCCTTATCCTCGCCAGCAGTCAGCCGCTCCATATCTTCGTCCGATTTTCGTTTCAAGATTTCGTCAACTTCCTCCGGTGTCAGCCAGGGAAGATGATTCAACACGGCTTCATCATCCAGGTACTGAGCCGCTGTCATAACCATTTGCGTCCGCTCTGTCTCATTGGCAATTCTATTCCGCTTAAACTGCGGCGTTGCGTCCTCGGCGTTCACGCCTTGCAATGCTAGCAGCTTTCTAACAGCCTCGATGATTTGATACTCAAAATCGTCTGCGTTTTCGTCCATCGGCTGATAGGCCGCTTCGATATGGTCATTAGTTGCACCTGCCGCCACCGTGTGAACATCCAGGCCGCCAAAATCCTCGTAAATCTGCGCTTTAATGCGTGTCAAAAGCGCCTCACGGGCATTAAACGGGATTTCCTGCGTATACGGGGTAACATTTACATCGTCTGAGTTTGGAGCGCTTGCAATGTGCCGATACAGTAGCCGCTCCCGGAACCTCGACAGGTCCTTATCATTCATGCCGCCAGCGCCATTGATAAGCCAATAGATTTGAGCACAATCCTGCATGTCATTGGCAAAGCCGCTCTGCACAATGTCATAGGCGTCGATTTTGGAGCGCATACCAACAAGTGTACTCTGATGGTTGCGACTGCCATAAACCGGGATAATTGGCAATGCAGAATAATTATGAGCCGTCAGCACATCCCCGGTGGTTGCCGGAGTGCTCTGCACTGTCATTCTGTACGCTTCAAAATTCCCTGTGACAGGCCGTAAACTGCCCGTTGAACCGTCCGCACTTCGATACTCGATAAATCCGCCAACGGTGTACAGCGTGGCATACAGCGGCTTTTCCGGTGCCAATTGCCAAAACCTGATGCCAGCGCCTAAATCACTGGTTTCCTCGTTCCACAGTGGGGCGAACTCTGTCAGCTTGAATAGATGAATGTGGTCATAGGCCCAATAAATGAAAGACACACCATGAATCAAGCCATAATATCCAGCGTCATAGGCGTGTTTGTCGCTGTTTTCACCCAGCTTTTCGGCAATTCCGTTTTTTGCAAAGGTGAGACCATTCCCGAGGCTGTATGTACACCGCTGCGTGTTCAGCCTTGCAAAATAGTTGCTGGTCAGCTTCATATTGGAGACGGTTTCATCTTTTATCCGCTGGCCGTTTGCAGAAAAAATTTCTCTTGCAAACTCTAGAATGGTAACGTTCCGCTCTGCGTCGTATTCGTCAGCCGCTAAAGCGATCTTATATTCTTTGCTTTGTTTATGGGCATTGATAACACGGCCCACAAAATCAGTTAAATTTCCCTCCGCCAATGCGTCCAGGTAATCTTGATAGGTGTAAAAGCTCTTGATGGTTCTCACCCCTTTACAACAAGGTTCTAATGGGACTGTCATCACCGCCGAAACGGCCCCTTAAAACAGTTTGACAAAAATAACGTATATCATCCATAGCATGGTCGTTTTCTTTAATTGGCTTATCCTCTGCGGCTTTTTCATCCCAGCTATATAAGCCAAATTCCCGAATTGCGTCTTTGCAATCACGACGGATTTTTACCTTCCCATTCTGCAAGTATCTGGACGTCGTAATAATGCCGTTCAAAACATCGTTTTTTGCTTTCCGAACAGTAAAACGTCCATGCCGCCGTATCGTCTCGATGAAGGATGCCGCTGACGGGTCCACGATAACGCTTTCAATTTCTCGCTCACCCGCCAGCCGTTCAAGCTCTGTGTAGTATTCTTCGTCTGTCTTTTGAGCGTGTTCGCCACGTCCGTTATAGTAATACTCATTTACTCTCACGGCTTGGCTATCATTTACCCGCCACAATCCAGCGGCAAATGGATTTAATGTACCGTAGTCGCACGAAATATACCAATCTCCGCTCTCTGGTTCATCATCTGTCATACAGCTTTCGCCAAACATGGGATAAATAAGCCCCTCAGCAATCACCCACAGCCCACGGATATAGCGGTCATAAAACACGCCGCTATACATGGACTGATAAAGCGATAGTGTTTTTTCGCTCAATGCCGGGTTATCCGTCATTGCAAAATGGAGGTAAAGCGCATTGCGCTCTTTATGCTGTTGAATCCAATTTGTGTAAAACCAGTGTTGCGGGTTGGACGGGTTGCAGGAAAACCATAGTTTAGCACCATCCACAGAACATCTAGCAAGCGCCTGATTAACAAAGCTCTCAGGCATAAGCGCCACTTCATCCAGCAGAACACCCGCCAGCGTGCGGCCCTGAATCAGTGCAAAGCTGCTTTCGTCTCGCCCTCCGAATATCTCAAACCAGTTTGTAACGCCGTTGCGGTTTACTTCCAGCAGTTTGTCAGAACGCCGCCAGCGCATTTTGTACCGCTCTTTGGCCCAGCTCATGGATATAAACGGCACGATAATATTTTTCACGGCGCTGTCAACGGTTTTCCCGCAAATGCCAAACCGCTGATTACTGAAATTCTCCATCGCCCAGCGAACAAAAGAAATCATCATGATTGAAGTTTTGCCGCTGCGAACAGCACCATCACAAATCAGCGCATCATAGGAAGAATACGGAAAAGCGAGGATTTTCTGCTGTTTTTCGCTTATCATAAATCCCCATCGCTTTCCAGTGTCTTGCCTAACTCTTTTAGGCTCTTTGTCAGTTCATCTTCTCTGGTTTCATCCGTTGGCCCACTGTTTATCATTGCCCATTTATCAATCAGTGTCCCCATTGCCGTTGTAATTTGTGCCGGGGTTGCGTCTTTCAGCTTTTCTTCATCATTCAGCACGTCAAGGCCCTTGCCCAATATCTCACAAACGATATCACGCTTGCTTTCCATGTATGTGAGAATGTCAGCGGTATTTTCTTCTTTTTTCTGTGTAACCTTTTGAACCGTTTCCGGGTCATTTTGCAAAGTTCTTTGTATTGTTGTGGCAGAAACGTGGTATTTTGTGGCAAGATTTCTAAAAGACAAGCCATCCGCTCTATCAGCAATTATTTGTTTTCTTTGCTTGTCTGTCAGCTTTGCCACAATCACCCACCTCTCAATCATAATTCCCGCATCAGCGCCCGCCCCCATCGCTATCATTGACACGGATATTTCCTGTATAACCTTTGGCACCGCTCCGCCCTCATGCGGACGTTTGCGGCGTGCACCCCCGTCTTTCCGGGGTGTCAGTTCCGTGTACTTTGGAACATTTGCAAGTTGGCCGGAATCGAACCAGCAACGTACAGACCTATGATGGATATCATCATTGGCCCCGCTCTACCAATTAAGCTACAACCTGCATATATCGCCCGTTGCATTTCCGCCCAACGGGCAAGGCGGTAGGAGGGGAATGGGTAATGGAAAGGAGCACCACCAGATATACTTCCGGTGATACTCCTATTTTCGCATATGTTTTTGTGTGCGTTCTCACTTTAGTGAGAATTGGGAAAATTTTTATTTTATCTCAATTCCCAGTTGTTTCATCAGAGAAGGAAGTTCAGCCTCAGTAATAACATCGTTTTTAAGCACCTTAATCAATTCAACATCTTTCACATATCCACTAACGTAAATATACCAGTAAACGGTGCTTTTCTGTTTAATGTGGTCTACATCTATACAGATACATTTACCGTTTCTCAGTCCGTGCTCGTTCACATGTTCCGGCTCAGGAAGAAACATCATGTACTCTATTCCATCTGAACCGATATTGC